AATGTGATTGACCATATCGATAGGGACAAGACAAATAATTCGTTTAGCAATTTACGCGATGTATCTTCAAAGGAAAACACCAATAACCAAGTGCGGCCACAAGCGAATAACAAAACAGGAGTGCGAGGAGTTATCCCATATGTAAATGGATACTCATCACAAATATCAGTCAATGGTAAAAACATTCACCTTGGAGTTTTTAGAAACATCAAAGACGCGGAAGGCGCGTATTTATCTGCAAAGGAAATTTACGCTCCATTGCCGAGGAAACGCCCGTGAGCGCAAAGCGACCTGGCGAACCACTGAACGTGTTCTACTCAATCAAACTAACTCAAACTCAGCGCATCCAGTTGATTAAACTTGGCGGCCCCGAATGGATAAGGACTCAAATTGAACGATTTACCGAACTTCCCGGCTTGGGAGCGTCAGACGCTGGACAAATTTGCAGCGGACAGCTACATCAGGATGCAACAGCAGGCCGAGGCGATTGAGCAGCTACGTCAAGACCTGCGGGATGCCATGAAGTTACTTCGCAGCACGGCCCTGTAGTTTTTCAATGGTGCGGAGGCCACCCAGCCCAAGCATACCCATCAAAATCGGCAGCATCTCAGTGAGGTCTGCCGGTGACAGGTTGATTGGGTGGCCGTAGATTTCCATGCCGAGTTTGGCAATTGGCAAGCCGATCCAGTTCCAACCGCAGGCGGCGACACATACCCACCCCACGCCTGGACGCCAGCCAGACACGAACAGACTTGGGTTTGTTGCCTCGGCTTGGTTGACCCTGATTTGTTCGATCATCAGGCTGGTGTCGGCAGTCAGTTGCGCCAGATCACCAGACTGCTGCATCTTGAGCAGTTCCAACTTGGCAGCGTCACGTTGGGCAGGATCAGGCCACAGCCGGTCGATGACCTTGGAGCCAATGCCAAGCAAAATGCTGATGGGATCTATTGCCATATGCCTGCCCTCGTTCCATCTTTGTCGATAGTGATAACGCGATTGATGATCTTGTCGGGAATGCGGGTGCTAACGTGTACCCAAGTGCCAAACTCAAGGATGAGTTGCCCGATACCAATGATCTTGATAACAGGCGCCAAGCTTGCAGCAATCTGAAATGGACTACCGGCCTTTGGAGCCTTGAAGTCAACAGCCAAGGCCAATGTATGGTCGCTGCCGGGTTTGGAGCCTATGACGCCATTCAAGGCCTTGCAGCGGTATCCTGATGTGATTGTGATTGGCGCATCGATGTGGAACCGAATACGCTCCATCATTTCTAGCGTTTTCAGCGCGTTTTCACGCAGTTCATCTGGCAAGCGATTGTCAATGCCCAGCCTAGCCGCAGTGTCTGACTGCGTGAATTCTTCCAGGCTGAAGTGCGGTGTCATTTCTTTAAGAACTGAATGGCTGAGTAGACGATAGCTGCTGCTGCCCAGACACCGACACCGCGGTTAACCCACTGGTCGACTTTTTTGTCGATGCGCTGCAAGTGAACGTCATGAACTTCAATCTTGGTTTCAACATTGCCGATTCTTGTTCCCTGCGTGGCCTGCCTCTCTTCAAACAAAATCAACTTGCCAACGGCGTCGGTTAGTTTGTCGACCTTGCTTTCAAGGCGACGGAAGTCATCGTCAGTCATCTGAATGTCCCGTTATTAATTGCGTCCAGAAGACGCTTGCCGTACTTTTCCACCGCCGCCTTGGTGATAACGTACTCACCACCCTGCAAAGCACCGTAGCCATCGTCTGGAGCAGGGGCGCGGCCTTTGAGGTGACGGGCGTCTACCATGCCGCCTTTGGCAAATTGGTAACTGCCGCCATAGGCATCCCCGCCAAATGGGTTTCCAGTATCAACAGTTGCGGACTCACCAGAAGTTCTAGCATCAAATACGCCCGTATTATTATTTCCCCCAGCCATAGGGGCCAAAGATTCGCCGGTTGGAACTGATGATATTGGCCCACCGACAATACTTGGTGTAGAAGTCACTCCAGCCAACCTATCACTAGAATCATCAGCGTAAGTAAAATTAGGGGCACCAAAACCGCCGCCCATGTTAAATGCGTTAAATGAATTCTCGGACATTGCACCTTCGTACGCGCTAGGGTCAACTGATGAGTTGGGGTATGGCCCAAAGTCTGGGCCAGCTTGACCGTACGCTGGCGCGTTAAACGACAACCTGTCCATGCTGTCATCAGCGTAAGCTGATTTCCCGCTTGCTTGAGACTTGTCGTACGCATACGCGCCCAACTTTGCAAGCGCAAGCGGAGCGCGAACACCAGGGATCATTGATAGACCAGCACTTAAAAATGGGTTCATGTTGGTAAGCGCGTTACGAAAACCAGCCATACTACCGTTGCCAGATTGTCTTGCCCCCAGTGGGCCAGATGGTGCGGTAGTGCCAACGCCATAGTCTTGCCCACCACCCATCATGTTGTTCTGCTGCTGACGCTTACGCAGCATTTCGTTGAAAGCATTGAGGTAGTACATATTAGGTTCCTACTGCGTCATGGCGTTTTGGTTTTTGGTGTTCGCAATCATTCGATTGCGGTTAAATTCCCGAGTTTTACTTCCTTGGATGCCTGATGATACTGGACGGGCAGGGCGAAGACTATCTTCTAAGTCAGCAAGCACATCTAACATTTGTTCGCGTTTAATGGCAGCGTCGCGCGCAGCTTGCGCGTTGCTGGCGCGCTTGGAAATTTCATCAAAAGCCGCCGCCTTGTCGCGGAGTTTAACTATGGTGCCGTCAACCCATTTTCGATCCATCATTTTGGCGGCTACGGCTTTGTCAGACAAACCTTTCAACTCTGGCGCGGCTTCAGCAAAATCAATTTTGGTTTTGTTCCAAGCCACTTTTTCAGCAGCGGTCATGTCAAACAATTTACCCGCAGCAACTTTTTCTGCTGCTGCGTTCAATGCTTGACCAGTGTTAGCCATAAACACTTCTGGCGTAGCGCCTTTGACGCCAGCACTTGTTGGCACCAATTTACCAGTAATTGGGTCAAGGTCAAATTGAACGCCACGACCAGTCGGTTGACGATTAGCCGCAGCCGCAGCCGCAGCTTGGGCTTCAGAAGCAGCGCCTTGACGCATACTTAAATCACGCAATCTGGCGTCTTCCATGCGAAGCGCGCCCATTTGACCGCCAACCGGGCCTTGTGACATTCCTAGTTGGGCAGGCCCAGGCGCAACACCGGGCGTAGTAAGTGGCCCATAACCACCGGGACGCATAACAAAGTTAGGCTGGTATGGCCCTTGCCCAGGCCCAAGAACTTCCACCGGTGCTTCATAAGGCACAACAGCGCGATTTTGCGGAATAGGCTGCATTGACGCCGCCAATTGATTGACTGGAATTCGCGCATCACGCAATTGCAAACCAGCTTGATACTCGGGAGATGCCAAACGATTAGCGGCAAAAGACTGACCAATTTTGCCAGCACCAGCACCTAAAACTGAACCTAGTGCGGCACTAACGTAATCTTGACCAAGTGCATACCCGGCTAAACCGCCAAGCGTTCCTGCTGCGCCAGTACGTCCAATTGCCACAGCCTTGTTGAAAGGAGTTGCAGCTTTTGTAGTAAACACATCAGGGAAGTTACCGGCTATTTTTCCTAGAGATGCAATGTTTCCCGTCAATGCGTTATTGCTTGAAGTAAGACGCGCCAATTTACTAACATCTACCATTCCAGTATTGAAGTCTGTTGCAGCTTCATACGTGTAAATACGCGCCATTTTTTGCCGAGCATCACGATATTCCCCAAGCAATTTTGGGTTGGCAATGCTGCCGTCAATCATGGACTCTAGTTCTGTTGCAATTCGCAGATTGGTGTCTGCAATATCCAATGCTTCTGTCGTTGCCGACTTATTGTTGTACGTTTTTTTTGCTCTCTCGCGCAAAACACTGATGTTTTTAAGCAACGTATCGCCGGTCAAACCTGTTTGGGTTTTTGCAATGGCATCGTCAACAATCTTGCTAATGGCTGGCGCATACTCTTTAGCGCCAATAACATCTAAATCGCTACGAATAGCTTCTAACCGCTGAATCATTGCATCATCGGCTTGCTGTATTGGAAGTTTTTTAACTTCTCTGTATGGCTGATCAACTTGAGTACGGGCTTGCTTAAATGCTGCCTCACCATTAAGTTGTGTTGTTGGCGGCAAACCCATTTCGTCAAGCGCAACCTTGCGCACGGCACTTTTGTTAGCAGCGGTAATAGCTTCTACGCCTTTTTCGCCAGCTATCATGGTGGTAAGTTTGGGGCCAACCGTAGGCTGAATGTCAGTTGGATTGAGCGCAATACCTAACCGTTGCGCTTCAGCGGCGGCATCAATTTGCGGCCCCCGAGCGTAGTCTTTGAGTGATGCTGCTTCACGCCGCGCTTGAAGTTGTGCTTCAAACGGCATTTTGGCTCCAACAATCCCCTTTTCAATTATTGGCGCTGCGCCGCGCTGCACAGCTTGCGTTACTGCTGGCACAACTTTAGGCGCAGCAAGAGTTGCAGTTCCAATAATACTTTCAACGTCAGCAGCAGGAAGTCCAGTTTTATTGGAAATCCATTTTGCGCCTTTTTGAAAGTTTTGACCGATAAAGTCTAATAATTGACGGCCACTTTCCTGTTGATATTCAGGTGTGCCTGTTACTCCAAATGTTTTGCCAAATGGCTGGTCAACTGCGCCAACAAGACGTTGAGTAGCTGCTTTTGCTTCTTCTTCTGAACGACCTATCCGAGCCAATGGATACCCAATTTGCTGGACGGCGGCAGGGATTAATCCGCCAACGGTAACGTCAGCCAAGGACGCCGCGCCCCGACCCAACTGCGTCATAAAGCCAGGGGTTTGACGGGCGGCAGGAATTTCAGATGGCGTGGCTTTCAATGCCAAATAAGCATCAGGGTCAAAAGCAACAGGCTCAGGTGCTTTTTGCGCTAGGTAGGCATCAGGGTCAAATGCGGCCATGTCATTGTCCTAAACGCTGTTTAATTTGAAGGGAGCGAGGATCCTTGGGGTTGGCATTGGCCCAATCCAGCGCTTGCTTGTCAACAGGTGCAAGTGTAGCCGCCGCAGGTTTGGCAGGTGCAACATTGGTAGGAATTTGACTTGCTGCTGCTGGCGGAGGCGCAACAGCATTTGGAATTTCAACTTCCAATGGAATGTTTGTTTTTATTCCTCTGACAGATTTGTTGTGTCGTTCAATGACATTGCGAGAAGCGCGATCATTTATGTCCAACACCTTGCGAATTGCAGCCTCATCCATTGAAATTTCGCCTGCCGCCGCTTTTGTTGCATATGCCCGGTCAGCATCCGATATAGCAGTGCCTGCACCAAACTGCTTAATAAGTTGACCCACGTTTGCCGCCATCGCTGAACCATACGCTTGAGAGTTAGCTGCTGCATCTGCGTAACCAAAATCAATTCCGCCTTGTTTAAGGGCTTTATTAAGACCAACAAAAAAGTTAGCGCCAGCACCTGTAATAGCACCAGATTGAAGAAGTGATCGACCAACATCGTTAGTTTGAAGAATTTGCAATGCGCCTTCAGCAGCAATTTTGCTATCAAGAATTTTCTTTGATTGCCCCGCTCCAAGACCAGACTCAAATGCTTTTTCTTGTGCTGGCAAGACTACCGTTGTTCCAGCCACAGGCGTAGTTTCTTTTTTAATTGCCGCCACGTAATCTGCGCGGCGTCGATCACCCGGAGGCAATGCGGCCAGTTCTGATTGCAGTCTAGCCAGAGAGCTTGGCGCTGCTGCCGCAGGTTGTGTGTATAGCGGCGTTGTTGAGCCAGGAGCCATTAAGGAAGCGCCAGGACTTACGACCTGAGGCTTTGCTGCCGTAGCCATTTCCGCTCCCGACATTCCCGATGTTAAAAGTGATTGCTTTCTTTGGTCAACAGTCATACCTAACATTTCATTAAGCCCACGCTTAGCAATTGCTTTAGCTGCGGGTGAAAATGTAGGGTCGGCGTCTATGTCTTGCATATACGCCGTTATGTTTTCATTTGAGGGATTTTTGCCTAAATCTAATTTCATGCGGTCTACGTTTTCCCGCTGTTGTTTCCGTATGTCGTTTTGCGTTTTTTGTCGCGTTAACGCGCTTACGTCAAGTTCTCCAGCTTCTTTTACTTTGCCTGCGTTAATCAACGCTTGCCTAACTTTAGCGGGATCGTCGCCAGCAGCGCGTAACGAACTCAAAAAATTCGTGTTGGTTTCGTCCGCACGTTTAGCAGAATTTATCTGGTACTGAGCCAACGCATTCTGGTTTTGCGCCTGCTGTATTTGCGCGATTCTGCCGTACTGCTCCAGCGGGTCGGGCATCTTAAATTGCGCTCCTTGCGCTATCATTTCATTGAGTGCCATGATTGATCCTAAGAATAAGCAGAGCGCCGAGTTTCGCGCAAAATGTCCATCATCTGGTTAGTGTTGTATTGGTTAGCAAGAGAACCAGCCAAATTGTTAACCGTGTTACCAATTCCCAATTGACCGGCAGCAGTGGCCTGCCCAGCTTGGCCCATCAAGTTGGCTGCGTTTGTGCCATAGTTTCCCATTGCCGTGTTGGTGGCGTTGGTAGCGTTAGTGCCGCCTGTCATCAAATCACTTAGCGGTGCCAACTGATCAGCGCGGTTTTGACGATAACGGTTGTAGGCGTTAGCGTATTCTTGAGAGGCCATTTCCTGACCATATTCCTGTGCATTTCTTAGTGCTTGACTAGAGAATAAGTTTCCCCCAACGGATTCTCTGCGTTTAAGTGCGTCCAAGCCTTTTTGCAATCTAAATGCTGCGCCAGGGTCAGCTTGGAATTTGCTCATGTCAAACGGCTGAACAGCAGAGCCGTAGCCCATTGCATTGGTGTTTGGCCCCAGCCCAACCAACTCTAGATACCGATCACGCGCTAGGTTTCCGCCTGTCTCAGCACCTTGGTTACGCGCTGCCATTGAGTTGTAGATGCGTTCTTGCAGTGCCAAAGCGCGGTTAGCAGCATCTGATTGAGTGCCTGCGGCTCGTTGGCCTGCGTAGGCTTGAGATAGGCCACCAAGAGCCGAGCCAGCACCTTGCAAAAAGCCGGGGCGCAGGTAGAACGGCGTGTCAGAAGAACCACCATAAGATACAGGCGTTGACCCTGCCGCCATCATTGCGTTATCTAAGGCACCGTAATCGGCTGGGCTGTACGACACGGGCGTTGATCCAGCGTCCATCATTGCAGCGTCTAATTCACCGCCGCCACCGCTGCCAAAAAGTTCGTCTACAAGTTCATCATACCAAGCCATAATCGTTCTCCTTGTTACCCAACCACCCAAGCCGTGCCATTGTCAAACACCGGGCAAACCACCGCACCGCCACCAACAGGGGCAGATAGAAATGTAGGCGCTAGGGCATTTGTCACCCATGATCTGCGGCCTTGTGTACCGGCTGCTGGAAGGGTTGCTACTGTGTACGCTGCGCCTAATCCATTCCCCCCATTGGCTACAGGGAGGATACCAGATACATTGGTTGTAAGATCAACAAAAGTCGTAGCCGTTGTACCCGTGCCGCCGTTAGCTATTGGCAAAGTTCCACTGACCTGAGTGGTTAGGCTTACCCCACTCAGCGTACCGCCAAGCGTCAAGTTGCCTGACGTAGTTACCGTGCCTGTTAGAGTAATGCCGTTAACCGTGCCTGTACCACCAACGCTGGTCACCGTGCCGACAAACGCATCGTTGCTGGTGATTGTGAAGTTGGGATATGTCCCGGTCACTACCGTCGTGCCTGCGCCCGTCAGCACCACCGTCAAGTCGGGCAGGCTGTTGGTCACTGTGATGGTGCCTGCGCCGTTGGTCACGGTAATGCCCGTGCTGGCCGTCAGCGTCCCTAATGCGTAGCCTGTGCCGTTGCCAATTAGCAGTTGGCCGTTGGTCGGGATAGTGCCAAGCCCCGTGCCGCCATTGATGACTGGCGTGATTGCTAGACCACCGCCTGTGATGGTGTAGACGTTGTTGAACCAGAGAAACCACTCCATAGACACAGCACCAGTCTGCGCGTTCAGCAAAGGAACGCGAGGTGCGGGGATCTGGGTGATGTTTGCCATGTCAAGACTTTGTTGGACTCAGCACCAACTCAGCGCCCGTGATGGCGATTTTTACCGGGTCAGTGCCGCTAACCTCATACACCCGGTCACGCAGCTTGAGCGTCATGCCAAGCCGACGCCAGAACGTGCGGTAGCCGTATTCACCAATCTGGCCCATGCTGGCCCAATGCTCGTTTGACCAAGTATGGCCGCCATCGTCGCTCCAGCGCAGCATGACTTGCGGGTCAGAGCCTTGGCCGGTGTTTAACCCAACACCAGTTTCAGCGTTAAGTTGCAGCGTATGGTGTGCCGTGCGCTTGAAGTTGTTTTCGCCGGGTGGCAGCGCCCTCCACGAACGCAACCACTTTTGAACCCCGCCGTTGTCAGCATAAACGTCTAGGTCAAACCTGTAGAGATTGCCGTTCTCAAAGTCGCCAACAATGATGTTGCCACCAAAGTTGCATTGGCAGTTGCTGCGGTGCCGCATAAACTGACCTGCATCAAATCCAGCACGTTCGTGCCAGGCTTGGGTAGACACATCGTAGACCCAAGTGGCGTTACCAGACGGGAATGTCAGCACGTAGAAAGCGTGACCTTCTTGCTGGTAGGTGTAAGCAATAGCGTCTGAGATGTTGCCGTATTGGGCAATCGCGTACTCAATGGCGTGAGTAGAAACCCGAGTGCCGGTGTAGCCGTTGGCGCGATAGACAATACCCTGCCCACGGGCGTCTGTACCCAGCCAGAACAGGCCGTTGTCCAGTTTGGCTATGGAGTATGCAGACACGCAGCCAATCTCGTTAAAAGCCCCTTGGATGCGCTCTAATGGGAAATTTTCAGATCCTGCGTTGTACCAAACCTCAACCGAGTCAGTACCAAACACCCACAGTTGACGGTGGTCAGCAATAACCCCAACTACACCGTCTGGTGAACCTTCAGAGGCTTTGAAATCGCCCGGAATTGAAGTTCCATCCAACACTTCTGAAATCCAAAGAAGCTGACTGTCAGGCTGGTTGAAAACAAAGTAGCCATCAAGGTAAGCCACCGTCACCGCACCAGGAAAGTCTGGGTCAGTGATCTGCACAAATACGTTTGTGACCTCGTTGTAGATGTAGCCGTCAGGATTGCAGGCAAAGAATATCTGAGTGCCGTTGTCCGCAATCGATACCGGGCCGGTGCCAGATACTGTGCCAAGCAAAGTAGGCGTAGCCGTCATGCCGGTCAACTTGTAGACCTCTTGGCCTGACACGACATAGAAGTCGCTGCCGTTGGTCTGGTGCGCCCACAATGCCCGGATGGGGCCGGTTCCTACAGTCTGAAGGAACTCCAGACCCGGCGCTCTGTTCAAAAACCCAGCCTCTAAACCGCCTGCGGGAATGGCTTCTGGAAACAGATTGACGCACCGATTGGCCGCAGCGTTGATGCTACGCGCAACATAGGCGCTGCCCAAAATTGGCGTGTGCATTATGGTGAGTCCTCAAAAATCCATGCTGGGGAATCATCGATCCAAATATCAGCCTTAAAAATCGTTGCCTTGGCTTTTCGGCTAGTGTAGACAACATCTACCGGCACTGATTTAATTGGCTCGCTAGGATACCGCATACTAACAATCTTTACGGTATGACCACGATTTTTGGCAGACTGAATAAAGTCATCCCACAACGCCGGATCAGCGGTGTAAGTATTATCGTAGTCAAGCGCAATTAGCATTAGAAGTTGCCAGCGTAGATGTTGTACCGTTGACGGTTGGCAACAATACCGTAAGGCATAGCCATCACATCATCTGGGTTATTGATGCGTTTCAAATTGCGCTTGCTGGTCATGGCAATACGCTGCACTTGCGGACTTGGCTCGACGCCAAACTCAGCGGCAATCTCGCAGGCCAAGTTGTATTTGAACGCTCTCAGGTAACCAGGCGGGAACGACAGCGTAGTTGCCAATACTGCCGGTTGGGTCAGTTCCTCAACCGAGACAAAATGCCATTCCAGCGGACGCAGCGGCACCGGGTAGACGTACATCTCAATGTCGGGATACGTCATGTTGACCCACATAACCTGTGGGTAGGTGCTGGTCACCGTCTTGACAGCAATACCGTTGTACTGCTGCTGATTGATGATCTTGATGCCGTAGCTGACGTTGGTGGCCGCATCCCTGAAGTAGGTAGCGTCATCCAGCAAGACCGGCCTGTTGCCGACAAAATTACCCGTTGGGCCTAGTGTTCTGCTTAAAGTGCTTGCAGGCCAAGTGAATACTTGATCCTGCGTAGAGAACACTGATAACCGCTCAGTGTTCCATGAGTCAATCATCTGGTTCATCGCCGACAGTGCGTCTTGCGACGCTGCCGCTGAAGGTGTCTCACCCTCTGCAAGCATCCCAATCAGGCGCATGGCCCCGTTTATCTGGTCGCCAGCAGATGTGGTCATACCTATGCTCCTAGTTCAACAACCCCAACTCGCGGCCTGCCACGGGGACGCCGCATTTCGTTTACCGTGGCAGGAGGCTCAACGTCATCCAAATCATACCTTACCCAGCCATTTTGCTCGTCGTAGTCAGCTTCCTTTTCAGCGCAAGCCACTTTCGTACCGTGAACCGGGTGACGTAGATAGATGACCGCCATATTACGTTGCGCCGTGAATAATTGAGAAATTGATAACAACCGCCTCAGAGTATGAAGTGGCAGCAGTCAGATTTCGCAACGTAATCAAGGCAGAGCCAGCAACCATGTAAGAAACGTAGGTGGTGTAAGCACCAGCAGCGCTACCAGTAGTATTGCTTCCAACATTCACAATAATTGTGTCGTTGGCGCTGATTGCGCTGTTGGTCAGAACAAACGAAACGGCAGTGGCTCCAGCCAAGGCAGCGTTGTTCATCGTAATTCGGCCAGCAGACTTGTTCAGAGTTACCCCTGTAGCTTTGTCTGTCAACTGCGTCACGGCACCTTGGGCAGCGGCAGAGTAGCCGATTTCCTGAGAGGCGTAGCAAGTCGTAAATTCCGGGTCAGCGTATGCAACGCCGGTT